GTTATCAGGATAAAGGTCCGACATGTGAGAAGCGATGTTGTTCGTCTTATCGATGTTTAGTGAGCCACTTGCTACTAGGCTCTGATCATCAGCTCTGGAAAAGAGGGTATTTGGATTCAAATCCATGAGTTGAACAGTCAGTGCGCCATTGCCAGCAATGAATCCATCTACTGAACCAGCGTAATTAGTACCGCCTTGGTAGATGAAATCCACCGAATCAATAGCGATTGCTTGGCCAGTTGGTACATTTACATACGCTCCTAGATCTACCGTGCCTTGAACACGATTGCCATCTGCAGCTGCAGCAGCCAATTCTACGGTTTCGGTTAGGTAAAAGGAGCCAGTCTTTGCGGTTGCCATGATTAGACCAGGGAAAGGAGGTTTATTAATTACACTAAGTAAACGGATTCTATCTTGAATACGGCGAAGCCGGCTTTAGTAGGGCCCCCGAACCTGTTCACAACCCCAACCAACCTCCCACCGTCAGTCGTCCCTTTATGTAACCTCGGCAAAAAAACCCCTGTAGGGGCCTCTTTTTATAGCGTAAATAATAATAATAACTATAAAGAAGGACCGTTTGGAGTAGAATATGCCGATAGTCACGATAAGCATGAACGACAAAGCGTATGAAATATACCGAAACTGGGAGAAGGGACTCAAGAGTTCAAGGGTATCAGCTGCAATTCAATTATGGCAGGCCCAGGTTTTAGATCATAAATATACAGAACATCATGGAAAGGTGGAAGAATGAATCTCAAATATGTTTTGGATCATCTGATTGAACATAGAAGATGCAATGAATGTGAGGGGTTTTGGTTCTTATTCGATTATGAGGGGACAGAATCCTTCTATCGATTGTCAGAAGTTGCTCCAGAATGGTGCACTATATGTGCTCCATTGGATCTCGAGATCGAATCTAAATCATTGGTATCAATTGAAAGGTGGATAAAATCATGAAGATTTGTATTGAGGATGGCTGCGAACGCGAACTATCAAAGGAGTCGGGCCGTTATTGTAACCGTTGTGGATCATGTGCGCGTAAGCACGCTAATCGTCCTAAGCTTGGAAGTCGTCAATCGAACCTTCGTGGATACTTCTGGTAATCAGATATACTTCACAATTTGTGGAACTGTTTCATCGGTGTATGGACCAATTCGTATTGCATGTGGATCGTGGAAATAATCCTCGGTGAACCAATCAACTGCGTCGGGATAATCTGCATACTGTGGATATGCAGTATAATCATAATCTCCACCGACGGACAAGACTCCACCCCACGGTTTTGGTGCCCAGATACTTGGTCGAACACGCTTTGTTGGGATCCCTTCAATTACTGCGGCCATATCTGGACCACCTTGATTGATTGAAAACCCAATCGAGAAGTCCCACTTCTTTAATTCCTGTCGTGGCGTTGGAATGCCGGGTTTGATTGGTCCCGGTGGTGGTCCTTTCCAAGGTCCAAAGTCTACATGCTCTTTGGGTGGGAGTGGATCGATTACATTGAGGCCAGGTTCTACAGCTGCTAGAGGGATCAGCACGGAATAGAATCTATTCCAAGTGTTGAAAGGATGCTCCCATGGATCTACCCAAAAGGACCAGCGAATCATTCAATCAGCCGTCCCCAATTCAAACGATCTCTTTTGACGCATCAAGAAGGTGAGGTCTTTCTCCTTACCTATTGTAGCTGACATGATATATCGCGATGCTGGAACAATGATGAAGGTTTCAGGTGTCACAATAAACTGGCCAAGAGGGATTACGATTCTAGTACACCACAACTTTGATGCAGTAGTTGGTGAACCTGATCCGAATTGTGTTTCATTGAGTAATGTTAAGTTACCTTGCGTAGTTGTCCAGACGGTTGTATCATGTCCAAACATCCTCATGCGCCCGTAAATGATTTGTTGGAACTCCAATGGTCCTAGACTAAAGCCGGGAGCGGTTTCATTGTACCACATATTCGTTACTATGTCATAGAACTTTTGAGCATGACTTACATCAAAGCGTTCTTCAGTGATCATGTCCAATACTATTGCGCCTGTTCTTACACTAGCTGTATCTTCAACAATTCTAAAGGAACCAGATTCTTGTACGGAGATAGAAGAGGGGAAAGTAGTCAAGTCATCACGGTTGTAACCACTTAGATCAAAGTAAGTTTCTGAAGAGATCCAACCTTGGACTCCTCCGGCTGCAAGCCAATTACCTTGAGAAGCAGTGTCCTGTCCAATCCAAGGAGCGGGACTTACTGCTTGCGCCCAATTATAATTCTCAAACTCTTTGACCATTAAGCGCGGACCAGTAAGTGCGCCTGTTGAATCTTCTGCCATCACTTACGCCTCGCTTCTTTGTGTGCCTTCTTAGAGAGTGCCCCGAAGGACATCCGTGGATGCTTTGCTTTCAGGCGCTTGTATGCTGCACCGTAGCGTTTGCTATATGCAGATACCTTACGCTTTTGTTTAGCAGGTGGAGTTGAACTCCTGCGTACTTTATCATATGTTGCTCTGTGTTCACCAGATGCCATATAACCGGCAGCATAACCAGCGGCGTATCCGCGTTCCCACTCAGACGATGACATCAATGTCACCCTCAGTTGTCAGAAGCGGTTGATTGTATCGCTATGGCCATCCAATCTTTCGTCGAAAGTCGGACCACCCTACAGCGTATCCTAGCAGTAATCGATACAGCAGAACCACCAACAGCAGCACCATCGACGCCACCAACCAGGTACAGAGAGTCATTGACTACCATGAAAGCCTCAGAGAGTGCAGTAGGACCGAAGTTATCAGGATAAAGGTCCGACATGTGAGAAGCGATGTTGTTCGTCTTATCGATGTTTAGTGAGCCACTTGCTACTAGGCTCTGATCATCAGCTCTGGAAAAGAGGGTATTTGGATTCAAATCCATGAGTTGAACAGTCAGTGC